TAATTGACGATACTATTGTAGAATTAATTCAAAAATATGGTCATAGAGCAGGTAATATAGAAATCATATCAGGTACAACAGAGGAACGAATCCAACAAATATTGAATATTACTAACCTTTAATATATTTATAATAAAACCTTATTATAATGAAAAAATCGGAATTAACAAACTACATTAGAGAAAATATACTCTCTACATTATCTGAAGATACTGAGGCAGAAATCGAAAAAACTAAAGAATTAACCACAGCGATTAAAGATCTTGAAGCGGCTAAAAAAGAAGCTGGTATAGAAGAAGCAAATATTGGCTTAGCTGATATTGAAGAAATGGGATATGAAGATGGAGAAAGAGCATTTGAAGAAATTAAAGGCAGATTCCAAAATCAACCAGACCATCAAGCATATAAAAAAGGGTTTTTTCAAGGATATATAGATCAGGCAGGTGCTTATGGTTTAAATGAAGCCGAAGATAAAGAACCATCTAAAGCAGATTTAAAGGCAACTAAAGGTTTAGCTAAAGCAAAAGAAGAACTTGCTCAATTAACTAAACAAATGAAATCTTTAGCCCGAAAATATAAAGAAGCTGAAGGTGAAGAAAAAGAAAAACTAGTAGCGGATCTTAAGAAAAAGACAAAACTCAAAAAAGAATTAGAATCTATCATAGATAAATAAAGAAATGTGGTTAAAAAGAAATCTTAACCTCTTAGTTATAATAGGAGCATGTGTAGTAGTTTTTACATTTTTCAATAAAAAAGAAAATTATGTAGAAAAATATGATGCTAAAATAAAAGCATTAGAAAAAAAAGTCGATTCGTTACATCACATTAATGACGAATTGACTTTTAAAGTAGATACATTAAATATACAAATAACAAAATTAGATCATCAAATAGATCTTAAAGATAACAGAATTAACAACTTAAGATATGAAATTAATACCAAAGTTGATGCTGTTGATAACTTTAATGATGATGAGCTTACAAGGTTTTTCACAGAGCGCTACAGACAGTACCTCGATTCAATTAAAAAAACCAATAGCTCGTCTAGTAATTAAAGATCTTATCAAGGGAGACGGAGCTAAAAATGAATTAGCTTTAACATTAAGTAAAATTAAATTATTAGAACAAAAAATAGTTCTAAAAGATAGTGTTATTTTGAATTTAAATTCCCAAGTAGGAAATTTTAAATCTATAATGCTCACTAAAACTGACCAATTATTCTTATCTCAGGAATTATCTAAAAGATTACAAACAGATCTTAAAAAACAAAAATTTAAAAATAAACTAACTGCGGGAGCAGGGGTTGTAGCTGTAGTTGTAGCAATTCTCTTAGTAAAGTAATATGTCAGATTTAAAAAAAGTAATACGCCAAGAATATATAAAATGTGCTCAGGACCCAGTACATTTTATGCGTAAATACTGTTATATACAGCATCCACAACGTGGCCGCATACAGTTTAACCTGTATCCATTCCAAGAAAAAGTATTAACGTTATTCCAAAACAACGATTATAGTGCTATATTAAAGTCTAGACAGTTAGGTATATCAACATTAGCCGCAGGTTATTCTTTATGGTTAATGACATTTCATAAAGATCGAAATGTACTAGCATTAGCAACAACACAAGCTACTGCCCGTAACTTAGTTACAAAAGTACAATTCATGTGGGATAATTTACCCTCCTGGCTTAAAGTAGATGCAGTTGAAAATAACAAACTATCCCTCAGATTAACTAATGGTTCAAAAATACAAGCAAAATCATCTAATGCAGATGCCGCACGTTCAGAAGCCGTTTCTTTATTAATAATTGATGAGGCAGCCTTTATAGACAATATTGCTGAGACATGGGCCTCTGCACAACAAACCTTAGCAACAGGGGGTGGTGCAATTGTACTATCCACACCCTATGGTACTGGTAACTGGTTTCACCAAACATGGGTTAAAGCTGAACAAGGTGAAAATGAATTTTTACCTATTAAATTACCATGGTATGTCCACCCAGAAAGGGACCAAGCATGGAGAGATGCACAGGATTCACTATTAGGAGATCCTAGATTAGCAGCACAAGAATGTGATTGTGATTTTAGTACTTCAGGTGATATTGTATTCTATAATGAATATTTAGAATACTACGAAAAAACACATATCAAAGACCCACTTGAAAAACGAGGTGCAGACCAAAATTTGTGGGTTTGGGAATCACCAGATTATTCCAGAGATTATATTGTAGTAGCGGATGTTGCCCGAGGGGATGGAAAAGATTTTTCTACCTGTCATGTAATTGATGTTGAAAATAACGTCCAAGTTGCTGAATATAAGGGTCAATTAGGTACAAAAGAATTTGGACATTTACTAGTTGGGTTAGCTACTGAATATAATGAAGCTATGTTAGTAATAGAAAATGCTAATATTGGTTGGGCAACTATACAAGTTGCTATAGACAGAGCATATTCTAACCTTTACTATTCACAACGGAGTGACTCCCCGAATGCTAGTTCGTATTTTGATAGATATCAAGACCACTCCAAAATGGTAGCTGGTTTTACAATGTCATCTAGAACAAGACCTATGGTAATAGGTAAATTTCAAGAGTATATTAGTGATAAAGGAGTAACAATCCAATCAAGAAGATTGGTAGAAGAGATGAAAGTTTTTATATGGAAAAATGGTAAAGCAGAAGCACAAACAGGATATAATGATGATTTAGTTATGGCATTTGGAATTGCAATGTATATTAGAGATACAGCTCTTATTCAAAGACAACGAGGTTTAGATGCAACCCGAAATGCATTAAATAATATAACAGTAAACAGAACACAATATCAAGGTGGATATTTCTCAAGTGGAAATGATAACCCATACCACATAGATACAGATGGGGGCAAAGAAGATATTAGATGGCTTCTTAAATAATATTTATAACAATAATTATATACAATGGCAGATAAAGGCTTATTTAGTAGACTACAAAGATTATTTTCAACAGATGTAATCATCAGAAATGTTGGGGGTGACCAAATCAAAGTAATTGATAGTAGTGCAATTCAATCAAATGGTGAATTACAAACCAATTCATTAGTTGATAGGTACAATAGATTATACTCAACAAACCCATCTTCATTATATGGTGCACAATTCAACTTTAATTATCAATATCTTAGACCACAACTATATTCAGAATATGACGTAATGGATCAAGATGCTATTATAGCATCCGCATTAGATATTATTGCTGATGAATGTACACTAAAAAACGATATGGGTGAAGTATTATCTATTCGTTCTTCAGATGAAAATGTTCAAAAAATTCTTTACAATTTATTTTATGATGTATTAAATATAGAATTTAATTTATGGGCCTGGGTCCGTCAAATGACTAAATTTGGTGATTTTTTCTTAAAATTAGAAGTAGCTGAAAAATACGGGGTATATAATGTTATACCTTATACTGCATATCATATTAGTAGAGAAGAAGGATTTAATCCTAAAAATGTATCAGATATAAGGTTTAGATATGATCCTAATGGGTTAGTTAATCCGAGTTCAGGGATGTATTCAACCCCCAATAATAATTCTCAAAATGAAAATGGTATTTTCTTTGACAATTATGAAATGGCTCACTTTAGATTAATTGGTGATACTAATTATCTTCCTTATGGGCGTTCATATCTTGAACCTGCTAGAAAATTATTTAAACAATATACGTTGATGGAAGATGCTATGCTAATTCATAGAATTTCACGTGCTCCTGAAAAACGTATTTTTTATATGAATGTTGGGTCTATTCCTCCAAACGAAATAGATGCTTTCATGCAGAAAACAATTTCTAATATGAAACGTACTCCCCACGTAGATCAAAAAACAGGTGAGTATAATTTGAAATATAATATGCAAAACATGATGGAGGATTTTTACATCCCAGTTCGTGGAAATGATACAACAACAAAAATTGACACTACAAAAGGTTTAGACTATGATGGTATTCAAGATGTTGAATATTTGAGAGATAAGCTGTTTGCTGCTCTTAAAGTACCTAAAGCATTTTTAGGGTACGATGAAAACATTGAAGGTAAAGCGACATTAGCTGCTGAAGATATTAGATTTGCTCGTACAATTGAAAGAATCCAAAGAATATTAGTTTCTGAACTTAATAAAATTGCACTTGTACATTTATATTCTCAAGGGTATAGAGATGAAGCATTAACTAACTTTGAGTTATCAATGCAAACCCCATCAATTATCTTTGAACAAGAGAAAATTGAGTTAATGAAGTCTAAAACCGAATTAGCTACTGCATTATTAGAAAATAATCTATTACCTACAGATTGGATCTACGATAATATTTTCCACCTATCAGAAGACCAGTATGATGAATATAGAGATTTAAATAGAGAAGATGCTAAACGTAAATTTAGATTAGCTCAAATAGAAGCTGAAGGAAATGATCCTGTAGAAACTGGTAAATCATATGGTACACCTCACGATTTAGCATCCTTATATGGCAAAGGAAGAATGTATTCAGATCCTGGAAACGTACCAGATGGGTACGATACAGATTCTGATTTAGGTCGTCCTAAAGATAGTATTTCAAATCACGGTAAACAAGATAGTAACTTCGGTAAAGATCCATTAGGTGTTAAACGTATGAAAGATACAGATAAAAATGACTCATCAGATAGCCGAACAGATACAAACAAATCCGGTTTAGCTTTAGAAAATGCTCAAGTATCTTATTTGAAAAATAAAGATATGTTTGCTAAAATGAACAAAAAACAATTAGTTTTTGAGCAAGATAAAGATGATAGTACCTTATTAGATGAAAAACAATTAAAGAAGTAAAAAACTTCACATATTTATAAATAAATATATTTTTTGATGAAAATTAAACACTCAAAGTACAAAAACACGGGAATTCTTTTTGAACTGTTAGTGCGTCAAATTACTGCCGACACATTAAAAGGTGGAGATTCACCTGCCATAGACATATTAAAGGAATACTTTGTAAAAACTTCTTTAGGTCGTGAATATAAATTATATGAATCAGTTTTAAAATCTAAGGTTTTAAATGAAGGAAGAGCAAATATGGTAATTTCTACTATTTTAGAATCTTCTTCAAAATTTAACCGTACCTTATTAAGAAAACAAAAATATAATTTAATTAATGAAATCAAAAAACATTACAATTTAGATGTTTTCTTTGGTGCTAAAATTAAAAATTATAAAGAATTAGCTTCATTATATACTTTAATTGAAGGGTATAACTCTAAAGAATCTAATGATTCTCAACAAATAATTGATAATAAAGTAACTTTATTAGAACATTTAACTGAACAAGAAGTTAACGAAAAAGAAGTTAAAGACGATGTTCTTAAAGAATTTCAAACTTATGATAAAGATTTAAGAATTCTTACTTATAAAGTATTATTAGAAAAATTTAATTCTAAATATGAAAATTTATCTATTGAACAAAAACAAGTACTCAAAGAATTTATTAATTCAGTAGATTCAGCCCCAGGCTTAAGAGATTTTTACAATTCTAAAATAAATGAATTGAAATCCACTTTAAATGAAGAAGCTAAAAATATA